ACTACTGTGAGTTATGCGGTAACGCACTTACAGACACGTTTGCACTACATCATCGCAAACTTAAATCACGTGGCGGCAAAGACACCATAGATAACTTAATTGCGTTACATCACGCCTGCCACAATATGGGTAATAACGCCGTACATCTAAACGTGCAAAAAGCCACAGCAAGCGGACATATGGTTCCCACATACGCCACGCCGTCTGCCTATCCATTACTTTTGCCTAACGGTTCTCTTGTTACACTTAGCGAGGAAGGCACATACATTTACTTAGAGAAGGCGGACAAAGATGGCTGGTGAAGGCGTTATAACAGTTACAGGTAATATCGGCAACGATTTCGGAATTGCATTTACACAAAGCAATAAAGCATATGCAAAGTTTTCGTTGGCAAATACGCCACGCATTAAGAAAGATGATGTTTGGCAAGATGGCGTTACAACTTGGTTTAATTGCACAATTTGGGGACGTGACGCGGAAGTTGCAGTAGAACATCTACGTAAAGGCGCTCGCGTAATCGTTACAGGTCGCTTTGCAGCAAACGCGTACACAGATAAAGAAGGCAAAGAACGCACATCATTGGACATTAGTGTTGATAGTTACGGCGTAGTGCCACGCAACACAAATAATGCGCCAGTTACAACCGAAACAGCAAACGACCCTTGGGCTTAGAAAGGCACACAATGGAAAATGTAATTGATTCAGATAAGGCGGCAGAATTGTTAGGCAGTACAAAAAACAATTTGCGACAATTGGTTTACCGGAAACTGCTTGTCCCTGTCGGCAAGCAGAAACGGCGTTCTCTATTTAACGTAGAGGACGTTGCGAAGGTAAAAGAAGCCCGTAAGCCGTCGGTCCCTTCGGCTTAACTGTGGCTCGGAGAGAGTGCAGGCACCTGTCCTGCCTGTACTCTCTCTTTACATTTATAGAGAGGCAAAAATGGAAAAATTAAAGATGGAAACCATTTCAATTGATGACTTGGCGCTTGACCCTAATAACGCACGTAAGCACAGCGAAAAAAACATTAATGCAATTTGCGAATCGTTAAAACAATTTGGGCAACGTAAGCCAATTGTTATAAATGCAGAAGATATTGTTGTTGCAGGTAACGGCACAGTAGAAGCGGCGCGGCGAATAGGACTTAAAGCGTTAGATGTTGTGCGTTTGCCTGCCGATTGGTCGGAAGAAAAAATTAAGGCGTATGCGCTCGCGGACAACCGCACGGCTGAATTGGCAAGTTGGGACGCCGAGATATTGCTATCGCAACTTAATGAGTTAAATATTGCCGATTGGGATATTAACGCACTCGGCTTTAAAGAGTTTGAACTTAATCCGTTAAAGGATTCGGACGCCGATACAGATATGAAAGATTTAGGCGAACGTTACGAAGTTGTAATTGAGTGTGCTGACGAAAACGAACAGACGGCACTACTTTTGCGCTTGTCGCAAGACGGCTTAAAAGTACGCGCCATCATTATCTAGGATTAGGGTTAAACCTAATACGTCAGCGAAACATAAGTAGTTGGCGTGAGTGCTGGACGTAGCCCTTACGGCGTTAAAACTGTAAGGGTGAAGTTCGGCTAACGAGAGAGGCAAATATGGGTAAAGTAATCCGCCTAGAAAGTGCAATCACGCGGACGCCACGTGTAATGCAACTTGAAGGCTTGTTTGATATGGATTCAGAGGCACGTTCCATTACAAATATTGAAATGAATATTCCTGATTTAAGCACACGTGATTGGAATATCGGTCTTATTGTTGGACCATCAGGCGCTGGCAAAACAACCGTTGCCAACGATTTGTTTCCTGACAAAATGCGAAGCACAGAAAATATGAAGTGGTCTAAAGATAAGGCAATCATTGATGATTTTCCGCAAGATTTGCCTATGCGCGAAGTTACCGAATTGTTATCATCTGTCGGCTTTAGTTCGCCGCCTGCGTGGTTGCGCCCATTTCACGCACTAAGTAACGGCGAGCAGTTTCGTGTAACGATTGCACGTGTGCTGGCAGAAAATCAGGACTTGTCTGTTGTAGATGAATTCACGTCCGTTATTGACCGCACAGTTGCACAAATCGGCTCATATGCAATTGCCAATACTGTTAGAAAACGCAATCAGAAGTTTGTTGCTGTTGGCTGCCACTATGACATACAAGAGTGGTTACAGCCCGATTGGATTTACGAGCCACATACTGGCACCTTTACTTGGGGGTCGGTTCAACCCCGACCACAAGTTAAAATTGAAATCATATGGGCAAAGTATGAATCGTGGAACACGTTCGCACGTCATCACTATCTAGACACAAAACTAAACAAAACGGCGCACATCTACGTTGGGTTAATTAACGACCAGCCAGCGTGCATAAGCGCGATTTTGCCGTTGCCAAATGCTCACGTGCGTAACGCTCGGCGGTTTAGCCGTAACGTTGTGCTTCCTGACTTTCAAGGCATTGGATTAGGCAAATACTTTCACGAACGTATTGCGGCTGGACTTATTGCACAGGGCTTGGCTGTCTATGCAACTGCCAGCCACCCAACGCAGATACATCATCTCAACAAATCGCCAAACTGGGAACTTATTCGTATGCCGTCAAGAGTAGCCAAACAAGGCAAAACAAGTTCACTATCGTCACGAATGGGCGTCAGCAGAGCGCGCCTAACAAGTTCCTTTCGCTTTAGGGGAGAACCTGATTACGAAGTTGCGAAGATATTAGCGCCACTTCCTAAGAAATAACGTATGATGTGGCTAATATTTAGTGAATATATGGGCGGTGAATATGTGCGATGTATGTGACAGATACGCCTACATTGGCGACATACGTGAGGCGATTGCGCAAGACATTGAGGCGGCTAAACGACCTGACCCACAATACGTAGAGGACAATATGGTTAATGCTGGCTTGCAAATAGCGGCGCACATAGCGAGAGGAAAAGCCTAATGCCAATTTATGATTTCTATTGCGAGCCGTGTAACGAGAGTGAAGAACACTTTTTTGGGTTTGCTGATAAACAAGAAGTTGTGTGCGTAGAGTGCGGCGCCGATATGACTAAAACAATCTTTCCTGTCGGCGTTATATTTAGAGGCGGCGGCTGGGCTGGACGTGGCTCGTTGTGAGTAAAGATAGGCATTTCGGCAACGCTGAACTTAACGCCAATGATGACGAGTTACGGCGCGAAATTGCCAGCGATATAGAACGGCGTATATTGCCAATGTGCGAAAATGATGATGAAAAACATTTAGTTAAAGTAGTAATTGCGTTAGTGAAAGGCGTGTAATGAAATACATAACGGCGTTACTTGGCGCGGTCTTTGCTGTACTTGCCGTTGCTTGGTTTGTAATGTTATTGGCAGGCGCTATCTATCCTGTCAGTTATAAGCAATCGTTGCATACGTTGTCCATTCTTTATATCGTAACGGCGTTACTACGAAAGGCAGACTAATGGCAAAAAGAAGCAAACTTAATCCTGAAACATTGGAGAAAGAAGCCAAAGTTCTTGAAATGAGGCGCGGCGGTTTCACTTTTGACTTGATTGCTACACGGCTTGGCTACGCGAGCGCCAGCGGCGCGTACAAGGCTTATCAGACGGCTTGCAATCGCATTGTCTATGCAGAAGTGGCAGAAACACGTAACGTTGAAATGGATAGGCTAGATATTGCGCAAGCGGCAATATGGGGCGACATTATTAACGGCGCAACTCCCGAAGATAGAGCGCGTGGCGTACAGGCGTTAGTACGCATTATGGAAAGGCGAGCCAAACTCCTTGGCTTAGATATGCCAACAAAGGCGCAGATAGAGGTAACTCATTATGACAGTTCAACAATTGACGCCGAAGTCGCAAGACTTGTCGCTCTCCTTGATAGCGAGCCGCCACGTGCGTTGGGCACATCAACTGGCAAGAACGGAACAATTACCAACTAACGATAAGAGTTGGACTACGTGGGTTTATTTGGCAGGTCGTGGCGCTGGCAAGACTAGAACTGCGGCTGAGTGGCTTGCTTGGCAGGCTAGTAGCAATCCGCGCACTAGATGGGCTATTGCGGCGCCAACTTACGGCGATGTGCGTGATACTTGCGCCGAAGGCGAATCAGGCATTGTGCGTGTGTTACGTGAATACGGCACTCTTAAAGATTACAACCGCAGTATCGGCGAAATCTTTCTTACTAACGGCTCACGCATTAAGTTATTTAGTGGCGAAGAACCTGACCGCTTTCGTGGGCCACAATTTCACGGCGGTTGGTTTGATGAGTTAGCGGCGTTCAAGCACCCCGAAGCGTGGGACCAATACCAATTTGGCTTGCGATTAGGCGATTTTCCACAAACAATTGTTACAACTACGCCACGTCCAACTAAGTTAATTAAAGATTTAATTACACGTGAAGGCGTGAGAGTAGTACGCGGCTCTACTTTTGATAATGCCGCCAATCTAGCCGCGAGCGCACTTGCTGAACTTAAATTGCGTTACGAGAACACACGGCTTGGACGCCAAGAGTTATACGGCGAAATACTTGATGACGTAGAAGGCGCTTTATGGACGCGCACAATGATTGAAGAGGCGCGTGTAACAGAAGCACCGCCATTAGTTCGTATTGTTGTTGCGATTGACCCTGCCGTAACAAGTAACACTACATCGGACGAAACAGGCATAGTGGCGGCTGGCATTGACCACAAGGGAAATTATTATGTGCTTGATGATAAAACGTTACGCGCAACGCCTGATACGTGGGCGCGCCAAGCCGTTAATCTGTATCACGAATTAAACGCGGACAAGATTATTGCCGAAACAAATAACGGCGGCGATATGGTTGTAATGGTTTTAAAGCAAATAGACGTATCTGTGCCAGTAAAGAAAGTTAGCGCCACTAGAGGCAAGCAATTGCGCGCCGAGCCAATTAGTGCGCTGTACGAACAAGGCAGAGTTCATCACGTCGGCTATTTTGAAGAATTAGAGAATCAAATGTGCGAATGGACGCCATTAAGTAACGAATCGCCTGATAGATTAGACGCGCTGGTGTGGGCACTTACAGAACTAAATAACGGCGGTTCAAGTATGCTTGCACTTGCGGCGTTGGCTAAATTCTGTCTGAAATGCAGTATGCCTGCCAATAAAAGTGCAACAATTTGCTCACGCTGTGGCGGTAAGTTAGGAGAATAATGGCAGTTCTATACAACGTTGTTATTGACCAAGGCGCCAACTGGTTTCTTAACGTCACGTACGACAACCCAAACGGAACGCCAGTTAATTTAACAAACTATACGGCGGCGTTACAATTGCGTTCTTTGCCAAGCGACACAGTTGCTGTGCTTACTCTTACAACAGGAGCAGGCATAACAATCACAGGCGCAACTGGCTTAGTGGCAATACAAGCAACAGCCGCGCAAACACGTGCGATTGATGACGGCGTTTATTACTATGATTTAGAAATAACAGCGCCTAGTACTGGCGTTGTAACTAGATTAATACAAGGACAAGCCGAAGTATCGGCAGAGGTGACGCGATAATGGCTGATGAAGTAGTTATAGTTGAACCAATAATTCCTGTTATTAATGTAATTAATGAAACTCCGAGCATTACAATTTCGGCGCCCGGACCACAAGGACCAGCCGCGCAAATCTTCTATGTGCATACGCAAGCCATAGCAAGCGCAGTTTGGACTATTAACCACAACCTAAATGGCGAGCCAACTGCGGTTGTTTTAGATTCGGCAGGAACACAATGTGAAGGCACATTTAGTTACCCAAGCAAAAACCAAATGGTGATAACCTTTACGGGTGCCTTTACTGGCACGGCGTATGTGATATAGGAGAAAACAATGAGCCGCAAATTTCTAGTTAGCATTGACCTAAACAAGAACGAATTGCAAAATGCCGCAATCCAAAATCTTGCAACTGCGCCATCTTCGCCAGTAGCAGGTCAGATTTATTACAACACAACAGACAACGCTATTTATTTTTGGAACGGTACTGCTTGGGTGCAACCAAGTGCTTCACAAATTACATCGGGCTTATTATCAGCACGACCAACGGCGGCAACGGCTGGCGCTGGTAAATTCTATTACGCCACAGATAATTATTTACTCTATTATTCAGATGGTTCTACTTGGCAACAGACAAACAATTTTGGCACAGTAACTGCGCAAACAACTTATGGCGCAAGTTCAGCCGATGGCACATCAACTAACTATGCACGTGCCGACCACACACACGGAACTCCAGCATTAGGCACATCAACGCCAACTGCAATTACAGGAACGGCTTCTGCTGGTTCAGCAAGCGTGCCTTCTAAAGAGGACCACACTCACGCATTTACGCCAACGCAAAACTTGTCAATGGCAACTTACAAACTTACCAATCTTGGAACACCAACTACAAGCACAGACGCGGCAACAAAAGCATATGCCGACTTAATGTTGCCACTAACGGGCGGCACAATGTCAGGCGCAATTGCAATGGGAACAAACAAGATTACTGGTCTTGGAACTCCAACTGCTGACGCGGACGCCGCAACAAAGGCTTATGTAGATTCTGTTGCACAAGGATTAGATGTAAAGGCTTCCGTAGTAGCGGCAACAACAACAAACGGAACATTGGCAACTGCATTTGCTAATGGACAAGTTATTGATGGCGTTACTCTTGCCACAGGTAATCGTATTCTTATTAAGAATCAAACAGACACTACAGCAAACGGCATTTACACAGTTAATGCAAGTGGCGCGCCTACTCGTTCAACAGATATGGACGCTGCTGCGGAATTTCCTGGTGCATTTACATTTGTAGAACAAGGAACAACGCTTGCTGATACTGGTTGGGTATGTACTACTAATGCACCTGTAACTATTGGCACAACGCCAATTACTTGGTCGCAATTCTCTGACGCTGGTTCTTATATTGCAGGCGATGGCTTAACACTTGTCGGTAATACTTTTAATGTCGGCGCAGGAACAGGTATTACAGTTGGCGCAGATACAGTATCGCTTACAAATACAGCCTTAACTGTGAACGGAACTTCAATTGCTCTTGGCGCGTCAGGCACAATTACCGCTAACACAACCAATGCCTTAACTCTTGGAACAGGCTTAACAGGCACTTCATTTAATGGCTCAGCCGCAGTTACAGCCGCCATTGATACGGCAGTTGTTGTTCGTAAATATGCGGTAAGTGTTGGAGATGGAACAAGCACCGCAATTACAGTTACGCACAATCTAAATACCCGTGATGTAATTGCTACCCTTTATGACAACTCATCTCCATACGCCGAGTTAATCTGCGATGTTGAACATACAACTGTGAACACACTTACATTGCGATTCTCTGTTGCGCCAACTTCAAATCAATATCGCGTAGCCGTACAGGGTTAAGGTTTAGGCTATGAGCCAAAGAAGCCTTGTACCCAGTAACTTAATAGCGTTATCTGCCGCGCCAACAATTCCAACATTGCGCTCTGGCGACGCCTATTACGATACAACTCTTGGCGCAATACAGGTTTACAACGGTACAGCGTGGGAAACTTATGTAACTTTGGCTGATTCTCAAGTGCTGACAAATAAAAGTATTAACGGCGCTAACAATACGATTACAAATATATCTTTAACTACAGGCGTAACTGGAACATTACCTGTTGCTAATGGCGGTACAGGTATTACTTCATTGGGCACAGGTGTTGCAACATTTCTTGGAACTCCGTCATCTGCGAATCTAGCGGCGGCTGTAACAGGAGAAACTGGAACTGGCGCGCTCGTATTTGGCACTAGCCCAACGCTAACTACCCCAGCGTTAGGCGTTGCTACTGGAACTTCTTTTAACAGCATAACTGGATTAAGTTCTACAAACCCTGCCGCTTTAGGAACAGTAGCAGTCGGAACAGGAACTACTACCGCAAGAGCAGACCACGTTCACCCAACTACTGGGCTTGGCTTAACATCAGGAACTCTTGCTCAATTCGCTGCAACTACATCTGCGCAACTGGCAGGCGTTATATCTGACGAAACAGGAACTGGCGCTTTAGTTTTTGGAACTTCACCAACACTCACTACGCCTATTCTTGGAACTCCACAGTCAGCAACTCTAACTAATGCAACTGGCTTGCCGATTTCAACAGGCGTAAGCGGATTGGCAACTGGCGTGGCAACCTTTTTGGCTACTCCAAACTCAGCCAATCTTGCCGCCGCATTGACTGATGAAACTGGAACTGGCGTAAATGTATTTGCTACTAGCCCAACTCTTACTACGCCAACTCTTAATAACCCTATTATGAAATCACCCGAAGAACGTTGGACAGTTTCGGCAACTGCCGCCACAGGAACTATCGCTTTTGATACGCAAACGCAGGGCATTTTGTATTACACGTCTAATGCAACCGCTAACTGGACACTAAATGCAACAAATGTGAACGCAAATCTTGCTGTCGGTGACGCTATTTCAATAGTATTTGCCGTAACTAATGGCGCAACTCCGTATCGCCCAACCGCCTTTCAAATAGATTCATCTGCCGTAACGCCTAAATGGGCTGGCGGTACTGCTCCAGCGGCTGGTAACGCCAACGCTGTTGATTGGTACTCATATGTTATTGTAAAGACTGCGGCAACACCTACATATACAGTTTTTGCAGGACAATCTGCTAAGTTTGCATAATTGGCACTCAATAAAAGGAGAGAGAATATGGGTTTAATAGACCGTATTGCCGAAAGAGTAGCCGCCGAAATTACTAAGGCGCCGCGTCTGCCAGTAGGCGCTGTAACAATGACCGAAATGGATATGCGTAACGCCGCAAATCAAACTACTTACGGACAGAGTGTTGCACTTCCACGCGACCCAATGGTGTCAGGCGTTCCATTTGCTCCTGGTATGCCAATTATTCCGGGCGCAATTAATCCGCCTCGCGCAGATAGTGGACGTCCTGACCCACGCCGTTATGAATTTCAAGTTGCACAAAACATTAACATTACGGCAACTAAACTTGTGCCGTTTGCAACGTTACGTGCCGCCGCTGACCAAATTGATATTTTACGCCGTTGTATTGAAGTGTTAAAGGCAAAGATTTCGGGCTTAGAGTGGGACATTGTTTTGGCAGAAGATTCAGCCGAAAAGATTATTACAGAAATTGGCGGTAATCACGTTCGCGCTATGTCAGTTGCGCGTGACAGATATACGGAAGAGATTAGCCGCCTTAGAGAATTTTGGGAACAGCCTGACCCTACTAACGGACTTCTATTTACCGATTGGCTTAATATTGCACTAGAAGAAATTTTGGTGCTGGACGCGTGGGCAGTTTGGCCTCAACCATCAGTAGGCGGCGATTTGCTCGGCTTGCAGATACTAGATGGCTCAACTATTAAGCCGCTTATTGATGACCGAGGAATGCGACCACAAGCGCCTTATCCTGCATTTCAGCAGATTCTTTTTGGCTTCCCACGTAGCGAATTTGCCGCGTCAGATGGCAAAGAAAACGCAGATGGCGAATTCACGTCAGATGAAATGTCTTATATGATTCGCAATCGCCGCACAATGACAGTTTATGGCTACTCGCCAACAGAACGTGCCTTGGCGCTCGCGGACATTTATCTACGCCGCCAACAATGGCTACGTGCCGAATATACAGACGGCGTAACGCCTGAATTGCTTATGAAAACAGACGCCAACTTTGGCAATAACCCTGATTTGCTTCGCGCTTATGAAAACATTTTCAATGATGATTTGGCAGGACAAACAGAGCAACGCAAACGTGTAAGACTATTGCCAACTGGAATGGAACCAGTTCAGTTTGAAGGCTATGGCGAACGCTTTAAAGATACATTAGATGAGTATTTGGTTAATAGTATTTGCGGTCACTACGGCGTAATGCCATCTGAGATTGGTTTTAATCCTAAAGGCGGCTTAGGCGGTGGCGGTTTCCAATTGGGTCAGGCTGAATCGTCAGAAGTTATCGGCGCAATTCCATTGGCTAACTGGGTTGCACGTATGCTGAGCCACTTGTCCTATACATACTTGGGTATGCCACGCGAACTTGAATTTAAGTTTATGGAATCAGGACGCCAAGATTTAGAATCAATTGCGCGCACACGTGACATTGAAACTAAGTCAGGCAGTTTAACTCTTAACGAATCACGTAGTCGTGGCGGTATGCCGTTAATTGAATCGCCTGTTGCCGATATGCCGATGATTGTTACAGGAACTGGCGGTTATTTTGTAACAGAAAGTGGCATTATTCCTTTTGACAGCGCACTTGAAGGCGTATCTGCGCCTGCCGAGGACGCAATTGCTATTGAATCAGGCGGTGACGTAGGCGGCGGTTCAGAGGCGTCTGTGCCTAACGTAGAAGATAAGCCAACAGAAGCCGAATCAAATGAGCAAGTAGAAGATTCAGAGTATGACGAAGGCTTAAAAGCGGCGGACGAACTTAAAATGTTTCTGCGTTGGCTAAAGAAATCGCCTACTCGTCCATTTAATTTCCGTGAAGTGCCTGTTGTATATGCCGAAGTGTTAAATAAGTTTATTGGCATTGGCGATTATGACAGCGCAAGATGGTATGCCGAACGATATTTGGCGTAAATGGCAAATCAGGCGTGGCGCAAAAAGAACGGCGCTAAAGTCCGCTTAGCCGCTAGACGTTCGGCGTTAATTAGGCAAGCGTTACGGCAAAGCGTTAATATTTCGCAAGTGCAGGAAAATTGGGCGAGCGCGCACCCAAATCCTGAAACTATGACAACAGAACAGGCGCGCCAATGGGCATTAACCAATGTTCGTGTAGATAGCGAGCCATTAATGGCGGCTTTACGCACACTTTATTTAGAATCATATTTGCTTGGTGAAGATATTGCTATGAACTCAATTGCCAAAGCCAAGATAAATAAGGCGCCAACTAAGCAACAGTTACAACGAGCAGTAGGCATTAACTGGTCTAACTGGCGAGCAGGCAACAGAGCCGCCGCTTTGCTCGTTAGTAAGCCACGCGGTCTTTCTACGTTATTGGATAGTCGTGACCTAACAATACAAGGCATTAACCGCACTACGTTAGACAGAATTGGCACACGATTGGCAAATGCTTTGGCACAAGGCTTGCCGCCTAGCGAAGTAGATTTATCGGACTTTTTTGATGATTCTGAACGCGCTTTGGCTATTGCACAAACCGAGATGAGCCGAGCAGTTGCAACGGCTAGTCGC